GGATATTATCAAGGCTGAAGGTTTTAGAGTTCTCCCCGCTAAGACCAACACCATATCTGCGAGACTATCTGCGGTAGACGACTTCCTTATGAGGCAAGTCGATGGGGATTCAGCTTTTGTGCTTGACCCTAGTTGCACGCAGTTGAAAGCAGCAATGATGGGAGGGTATAGATTCCACCATAAGAACGGTAATATACACAAGAATAAACATTCTCATGTAGCGGAAGCGTTGCAGTATCTTATGCTGCATGTTGGTTCTGCTGGTGAGGGTGGATACATTATTCAGAAGCGAGAAATAAAAAGGGTTGCGGCAGGAGGATGGACTTGATACACTACCTTCGTAGTTACCTTCCAACTATGTTACCTTTGTACCCACCTGTCTTCCTTTCGGCAGGTGGGTTTTTCTTGCAATTAAAAAACTTGCATATATACTTGTTCCCATGTATATTTAATGTAAACTTACTGGAGGTTGCTTATGAAAGGTAAATGTGGCAGTAAAAAATCCATCATTTATTCAGACAATCCAAAGATGGATACTAGCGGAATGGCTAGTGAAATGACTATAGAGATGATGCAATCAGGTGGGCCTATTGAAGTAAAAGATATGGGCGCAGTTGTAAAGTATGGATCAGGTGGTAAAGTATATACAAACAAAAATGATAAAGATACCGAAGAAGACATGAAGGACATGGTATAATATGGTATTACAAGTTGTAGGCAACGAAGAGTTAGTTAGACAAGAAGAAGCTCTTCTTAAAAAACAAATTCAGGAGAGGCAGAATCAGCCTCTTATCCTAGGACTTAGTGACCACCTACGAACTTGTTGGGACGCAGCAAGGCAGGCAAAGAAACCTATCGAGAATATTATGCTTAAAGCACTCCGTCAAAGAAACGGAGAATATGAATCAGATAAGTTAGCTCACATTAGTGCTCAAGGTGGGTCTGATGTTTTTATGATGATTACAGAAGTAAAGTGTCGTGCAGCAGAAAGTTGGTTGCGTGATATACTTCTTGATCAAGGTTCACCTCCTTGGGGGTTAGAGCCTACACCTATCCCAGAGTTATCTCCACAGCAGACTTCAGAGATAGAGACTTCGTTTGCTGAGCAAGTTGTAAAGATTGTTGAGATGAACGGGCAAGCACCTACTCAAGAGGAGATGATAGAATTAAAAGAGATGGTAACACAAGATTACCGTTTTAAGTTGTTGCAAGGCGCAGACAACAGAGCCAAGAAGATGACTATAAAAATTAAAGATCAGTTCGCACAAGGCGGCTGGGGTGAATCGTTTAACGAGTTTGTTACAGATTTGGTTACATACCCATGTGGTTTTATCAAAGGCCCCGTGGTTCGTAGGCAAAGAAAACTTGGTTGGAAATATGAGAATGGTAGAACTACTGTAGAAGCAGATGAGATTATTGCTCCGGAGTTTGAGCGTGTTGATCCATTTAGAATATATCCTGAACCGGGTTTAACTAATCTAAATGATGGTTATTTGTTTCAGCATCATCCGTTAAGTCGTTCAGAACTCGCAGACCTTATAGGTGTTCCGGGTTATGACGAAGACGCTATCAGGGAAATTCTTGATATAGGAAGTGGTACATCTTGGTTTAGTGAAGATGTAGAACTTACTAAAGAGAATGAAGAAAGAAAGTTTCATACTTTTAACAAACCTACTACAACATACGATGCCTTAGAGTTTTGGGGTAAAGTAAGTGGTAAGATGTTAAAAGAGTGGGGGCTTACTGAAGAAGAGATACCTGATGAAGCGCAGGAATATGATGCTAACGTTTGGGCCGTAGGTAACTACATCATTAAAGCAGTATTAAATTACGACCCGTTAGGAGAAAAACCATATGCTAAAACTTCATTTATTAAATGCCCCGGCGCGTTTTGGGGTAAAGGTATACCAGAAATTATTGAAGACTTGCAAAACATTTGTAATGCGGCTGCGAGAGCTTTGGTCAACAATATGGGAATATCGAGTGGCCCACAAGTCGAGGTTAATCTCGAAAGAATCCCTCCAAACGAAGACATCACGCAGCTCCACCCGTGGAAAATCTGGCAAGTCACGAACGACCCGTTAGGTTCTAGTGCACCTGCTGTTAGGTTTACACAACCGGATGACAATGCGAATACACTATTAGGTGTTTATGACAAATTCTCCAAGCTAGCTGACGATCATTCAGGTATACCATCGTATGTTTATGGTGACTTGAATGTTCAAGGCGCTGGCAGAACATCCTCTGGCTTGTCTATGTTAATGGGCGCAGCTGGTAAAGGCATACGTCAAGTAGTTATGCACATAGATAATGAGATCATTAAACCTGTTGTATATAGACAGTTTGTTTATAATATGAGGTATGATGAGGATGAATCAATTAAAGGCGATGTAAACATTGTACCAAAAGGTGCAGTTAATCTTGCAGTTAAAGAAACTGTAAATGTTCGCCGTATAGAGTTTCTTAATGCAACCGCCAACGAAGTCGATATGGAAATAGTTGGTAAGGAAGGCCGTGCCGCGATTCTTCGCGAGATAGCTAAAGGTTTGCAAATGCCTGTGGATGACATTGTTCCATCTAGGGAAAAAGAGAAGTTCCAAGATAAAGTGAAGGCACAAATGCAAGCGATGCAAGAATCGCAGCAACCAACACCGACTCAACCGGACGGCTCCCCTAAAGGAGGAATGGATGGCAACACAGTTAGTAACCGAGATACTGGAGGTGCTGGATGATTAATCCAAAGCCAGAGGTTATTAAATCGTTAGCGACAGTGTGTCGTTCATATCCCGAGATCGTAGAGTGGTTGAAGGAGTGGCGTGATCACGAGTTATCGAAGCTACCAAGTGTCTTACAAAACACAGCGCTTGCACAGGGGCGGTGTCAGGTTTTGTCAGAAGTAACGAAAGTTATAGAACAGTCCCCTGAAACTATTTCAGCAAAGTCACAATGACAGCTGTTAATCACGCACACCGATAGGAGCGATTATGTCAATACCAAAGCAAGTTCAAAAGCAATCAGAGGAAGTACAAGAGTTGTATAAACAAATTAACGGAACAACAGAAGAAACACAGGCAGTATCTGCCGAGGTCTCTAATGATGCGCCTGTTAATAATGTAGAAGAGCCTACAACTTCCGACAGTGTAACGGAACAAGCACCTCAGTCTGAGCCAGAAGAGCAAATGGAGTCAGGCGACCAAGAACCGAAACAAGCAGACTGGCAACAGAAATACAAATCGTTGCAAGGGATGTATAATGCTGATGTTCCCCGTTTAACTTCGGAGAACAGAGACCTTAACTCCCGAGTTTCTCAACTAGAAAACTTACTCAGTACAGTTGATAAAGCAGCTACTCAACAATCATCAGTTCCATCTGAAAAATTAATTACAGAGGATGATGAAAAAGAGTACGGCGAATCAATAGCTGTTATGAGAAAGGCAGCTCGTGAAGAAGTTTCACAGGAGATTGCACAGTTGAGACAACAACTTGGACAAATTCAAAGTGTTGTACCGCAAGTTCATCAGGTACAAGCACAACAGAATAAGTCTAACGAGCAAACTTTTTGGAATGCTATTGCTAACGAAGTACCAAATTGGAGTGATACTAATAACGATCCAGACTTTCAGTCTTGGTTGTTAGAGATTGACCCCCTAACTGGTATTAATCGCCAAACGTATTTAGAAGACGCACAGCGAAATCTAGATGCAAATAGGGTAGTCAGCTTTTTTAGAACATGGGAAGGGGCAAATGGTAGGACAAGCACTGCTCAAGTTGACCGTTCAAATCAACAATCTCAGTTACAGAAACAAGTTGCTCCGGGACGAAGCCGGAACAATGGAGTAAGAACTTCTGGACAGAACCAGACATATACTCAAGAAGACATCAAAGAGTTTTACTCTGATGTTAGAAAGGGTAAATTTAAAGGAAGAGATGATGAGCGCGGTCGAGTCGAACGCGATATTTTTGCTGCACAGCAAGAAGGTCGTATTAACGTTGCGTAATTAACTTAACTAGAAGGAGGTCATTATGGCTTTTGCAACATCCCCCGGCGGCCCAGCTTACACAGGAAATTTCATTCCTGAAATCTGGTCGGGAAAACTAATTGAGAATTTCTACGATGCCACAGTGCTCGCAGCAATCTCAAATACTGACTATGAAGGTGAAATCAAAAATATGGGTGATACGGTTAATATCCGAACCACTCCTGAGATCACTATCCAAACCTATGTCAAGGGTCAAACTCTATCCGTAGAGAATCCTGACAAGGCTAAACTACAACTCGTTATTGACAAGGGTGAGTACTTTGCTTGTGTTGAAGACGATGTTGACCAAGTACAGACAGACATGAATCTAATGGACATGTGGTCTAAAGACGCTTCCGAGCGTATGAAGATCAAAATTGACCAAAGGGTTTTGGCTGATGTATTGACTGGTGTATCTGCAAACAACAAAGGAACAGGAGCTGGAGCAATCTCTGGTGATATCGACCTTGGTGTAGCAGGTGCTCCTGAAGCGCTTACCACTACAAATGTAATTGGTAAAATCATCGACATGGGAACAGTCCTTGATGAAGCTAACTGTCCTGAGCAGAATCGTTTTATTGTGATTCCTGCTAAGATGGCTGGTCTAATCAAGCAATCAGACCTTAAAGATGCGTCTATCACTGGTGATGGAAACACACCATTGAGAAACGGCAGACTTGGTATGATTGACCGTT